CAGGTTCTGAGATAGCATCTATAAACCTTGTATGTATTTTTAGTCCATACTTTTTTAATAAAGAATTAATAATAGGTATTCCCTCTTTAAATCCTTCAGAGTAATAGCTATCATTAAAACCTATTTCTTTTATCTCATCTTTTACTTTCATCACTCACTCCTTTCTTTTACAGTTAAACAGTTTTCTTCATCATACTGTTTGATAGCTAACTGTCGTAGCCATTCTTTACCACCAAAAGGGAAAGCTATAAAACATTCCTGCAAAAACTCTGCGTGTTTTATACCTATGCTTTTGGCATACACAACTTCTATTGTTCTATAATCTCCTTCATCTTCTCTATCTCCCCCAACCAAATCTATGATTAGGTTCTCTTCATCAGTCACATCAATGTCATCTTGATGTATGAGATAGTCATTGTACTCATTGAAACCATCAATGATTTTATATTGTACTAATACTGGCATTAGTTACCTCCTTCATCTGTGTTAATTTTCTTAAATGTTATTTCTTTTCTACCATCAACAGATAGAACAGACTCAACTTCTAATTCATTTAGTTCATTATTTTCTAAAAAATAATAAACAGTTTTTATTATAGGTTTACTCATCACTCACTCTCCTTAATAAATTATCTACATATACATCTTTTAGTCCATATCTTAATAAATCATCTACATCATATAAATCTTTTAGTCCAAACATATGCTGTATGGTTACTCTATATTCTGTGTAACAATCATCACATAAGTTCTTATTAAACTCAGTACTAGATGTAGTATCAGAATTGCATTTACATTCTTGACATTTACTCATCATCTTCCTCCTTATCTAAATCAAACCTAATCCATACTGATGCACCTGCTTCGTCTTCAAATCGTTGCATCTCTTCCCAGTCAACTGGTGAGTATACTTCTAACCATCTGATAAACTCTTTAAATGTTTTAGGTTCAGTCATTGTTCTATTTAACTCATCTGTAGGTTGTTCATAGTCAGCATCACTACCACTACTACTATATCCCTCATAAGGATATACTAATTTCTTTTTACTCATCTTCCAACTCTCCTTTCTCGTACTCTATTGCTTCTTGCAATGGTTGTTGCAATGCAGTTAATATTATATGTTGAGCAGACGCAACTGAAGGTGCAGTATCGTGTATGAATTGCACTGATACATCTGCCAAGGCACACGCAATGTCAAATCCGTGAGTCTTTCTTTTGATATGTTTGTTAATTACTTTCTCTAAGTCTTTAGCTACAATGTCCACATCAAACTCTGCATCTATAACTTTTTCTTTTTGTTTCTTTCTATGTTTAGAAAGCATTCGTTTAGTTTTAAAATCAATTACTTCAGTCATAGTTACTTTACCCCTTTCTTGTTTATGTAACTTAGTGTGTCATAGATATCAGGATTTTCAAGTGTATATTCAGTGCCTTTATACTCAAATGTAACCTCCTCATTTTCGTAGGCATCATCAACTATAAACTCGTCAACTCCCCAATCTTCTAAATCTCTCTCAGTCATAGTGCTTGTGTCACCACTCTCAAGATTTGTTAATATGAAAACTTTTCGTTTCATCTTACTGTTCTCCTTGGTTCTCCATATGTTTCTCGCAGTCTTTCAAAACTACAGTCATAACATACTAACCTATCTTCGTTTCCAAACCAACACATTTTTGTTTTTTGTGTAAGTTTTTTACAGTCCATACAATTAACTAGGTAGGCTTTCACAGTTTTACTCCTTTCTAAATACATTCTAACTGACAGATAGCAGGATAACTACTTTCTTTCTCAACCATTCTGTTTTCGTAATCTTCAAAATGTTTACATAAATTTTTCCAGCTATGTTTATTATCTGGTAAATCGTGGTCACCATCCCAACTTCCATTTTCACCATAACAATCTGCACCACCAGAAATCTTTTTGTTATAATGTTCTGATAATCTTTGTTTATCTTTTTTATCTAGGTAGTCATAGGCAATACTTAAACCATAAGTACCATCTAAACATTCACTAGCTATTCCATAACAATAAATTTTATCACCATTCTTTTTAGTATAAATAAAATCTTCCATAGTTTTACTCCTTTACTTTTGGATGCATTGGAAACATAACATAAGAACCATATTTTTCTTGATGAAATTTTACATTGCAGTTTTCAGTTAAGTATTTGCGTAACTCTGAACCCTCATAACCCTCAGTGTCACACCATTTTTTCAAGACTGGATTGTCAAACTCCATTCTTAAAATCTCTTTGGCAAAGTTATTAATCATCTGCCAATCTATTTCAGTCTTTAAATATTTACCCATTGTTTCATACTCCTTTGTATCTTTCCCAGAGTTCTGGGTGTTTGTTTTTCATAGCTTGGAATAATCCTTGCCCATTATAATTACCATACTTATTCTCATTATCAATAAGTATATTGGCTAGTATGTGTAAGTCAACTACAGTCATACCTTTAATCAAGGTTGCTACTTTTTTTATATCTCTTAACGAGGTAGATTTGTAATTGGACTTCTTATTTTTTATGTTGATTGTTATAGTCATAGTCATTATCCTTTCTATATTGGTAGCACTTGGTTGCTATGCCATAAGGCATACATAGCTAGACCAAATGCTAATATTAATTTTAATAATAATCTATCGTACATTGTTTATATTTTCCTTTCAATCAAAACATTCATTTTTATATTCACCATTCTCATCTTCATAACTGCAAGAGTTAACTTCAAATTCAGATGAACAATCATTACAACCCATTAATTCATTACGAGTTAAATCTCCGTGTTTTAATTTAGGGAATGTTGCTATCCATTCTCCTTTTTTATTCTGATTAAAAGTAACATTATCATCTGCACCACAGTTTATATACTCGTAATAATAGAAATAAAGATTTGTACTTTTACAAGTAGGACATTTAACAATGCTCATAATTCCTCCATATTAATAGGTTCTTCACTAGGCATTTCACTTTGTCTATGCTCTTGCAAATCTTCATCAAGTAAATTGTATAAGTATTCACTAGCAAACTCACCAAAGTATTCTGATTCCTCAGTAAGTGCATGAGAGTTTGCAAATTCTACTTCATGCATATGCCATACTTCATCTATAATACTTTCAAATAAATCATTTATAACTTTGGTATCTGTCGCAAATTCTTCAAAGTTAAATTTAGTTATTCTCTCTCCATTGTAGATAAAGCTAGATGTTTTATCTTGGTAAACACTTTCTAAATCAAACTCTATTTCTGCATACAGTTGATTCTTATGATTAGTTAATAATACATCACTCATTAGTCACTCCCTCATATTTGTCAATTAATAATTCTAAATCCCATTCTGATAAATGTGAAAAGTCTTTAGTATGATACTTAGGATAGTCAGCCTCAAAATAAGTAGCACCACCATTTCCGTCATTCCATATAGTACCCTTATCAGTCTTAACTTCATACCCTAAACCTCTTCTAGTTTTAAAGTATCTTATATTTTTTATATTCATTTTATTTTTCCTTTCTATTTATTATTTCTAAAAAATCTTTTGCTAAAGAGTATCTACCTTGTTTCCACTCTCTCATAAGCTCACTATTTATTGGTGGACTTGTCTTATCATTTTCAATAATAACTTCGCACCAAATTTTTATATCTTTTAGTCTATATTCTGCACTTGTCATTTTATTTTTCCTTTCTAAATAATATCATTGTAATTAAAGTTAACCGATTTTTTTACTTTGTCAATAAACTCATATTCTTTTTTCCATTCATTAGTGGAAGCTATAAGATTATGAAAGTTAATTACATCTTTAATGTAGATGTCACCATACTCCCAAGACCCATAGGTATAAGGTGAACGACTCGCAACATACCACCTTGCATATTCATTTTTACTTTCATTTTCTTTTGTCTGATAAGTTTTTAAAACTCTATGCTCTATGCTAGGGTCAGCATAATTTTTATAGATTGCATAAGGGTTGTCAACCTTTACAGTTTTTCCAAATTTATTTTTAGCCATTGTATTTTTCCTTTTTATTATTTAAAATTAATATTGTTTAGTCCGTATTTATTTCTTAATTCAATAACAACTCTACCTGACATTTCATCTAATAAAGCCTTTTTAAACTCAGATTTATTTTCTTTTATATCTCTGCGTTGTATAATTAAATTTTGTAAATGTTTATCACTTAAAGTTGATAACCATTTTTTTACTTGTTTTATAGTTAATGATTGCATTGTATTTTTCCTTTTCAATTAAAGTTTTTTATTAATTGTTCTGATTAAATGTAAAAAATCTAAGTCAGCTATGTTTATAAATTGTTGTCTACTCTCACTAAACACTTGACCATTTTCTAATATTTCTACTATATCTTTTGGTAAAGGTTTATTTTTTTTGTGAGTATTTAAAACAAATTTTATTAAGTTTTTTATTTTCATTTTATTTTTTTCCTTTCTTTATTAGTTGTTTATAATACCATAGTAACTAAGACTTTTTTCAATGTCAACAATAAAATTTATTTTTTTATATTTTATTTCTTTATACTAATTTATTTTATTATTCATAAAATTTATGTTCTACTTTTGTTCTTTTTTAACACAAAAAAAAACGCCTAACTAAAATTAATTAATTAGGCGTTCAGTAATATTAACAATAAAGGAAATATTATAATAGCATTTATTTTAAACTTGTCAAATTATTTTTATGGTTTAGTAACAATAAAATTATTATCATTATCTTTTTTTAAATTTCCTTTAGCAATTAAACCTAATATAACATCATTATCATGTATAAAAGTTAAATCATGTTTATCTCCGTCAATTACTTTTCTATTTAAAAAACTATGCTTTTGATAATATTCTAATGTTTCCTTATTCTTAAACACAACGGCAATTCGCATACCTTTATTTAATGCAATATCAACATATTTTTTATATCTCTTTTCATTACTATATGAAAAAGTTAAATCAATGTAACCTTGCGTATTTCTATTGGCATTTTTTGTATAATCATAAAACTTTATATCATGTTTATCAGTATATGGTTTTATTATTTCATCAAAAATTAAAAAATCATTTTCATAATCATAATCTGTAATACCATTTAATCTTATGCAAGGTTCTAATTTTCTTTTATTACATTGTAATAAGAATTTATCAGTATCTTTTTTTAATAAATCTATATATTGATTAGTATACTGCATTTTAAATAATGCTTTTCTCAATCTATATAAATTAACATTTTGAAATACTAAAGAATGCCCAGAATCTTTTAAACAACCTTTTGAACAATTCGCAATTTTTGCATAATTGCAAGATTGTTTAGTAGGATATAAATATTGGATAGCAGTAAGTTTATTTTCAATGTTTGTTGATTTACTTGTTTTACTATCTTTTTCAATCGACAATAAATTTTTAGGAAATTCATTAAATGCTTTTATATGTTTATTGCTAGAATAGATTAAATTAATATAATGGTTTGCCAATTCTTTTGCAGTAAATTTATAACTATCAAATAGAATGTTTTCTAAATTTGATAAATCATATTTTATTGTTGGTTTTAACATTTTGTATTATTCCTTTTATTAGTTAATATTAATTAATCTTAACATTTTTATTTTTTAATTGTCAAATATTTATTTTAATTTATTTTATTGATAATCATTATCATTATATATTTAAATCAAATATAAAGACCATAGATAAACATCTTAATTTTTTGATGTTACATATCACAAAAGTTTTTTTTGTTTACTGGTGAGTCTTAAAACGATTTGTTTTGTTCTAGTTTTGTTCTTTTTAAGACAAAAAAAAAGGCTAGAAAAAAATCTAGCCTAATTTTTAAGGGAGGAAATAGTTTTTATTTATTTCTTATTTCATCAAATTTTGAACCATATTTGATGTTCAAATTGTCATTAGAATGTAATAAATCAAATATAAATTGTTCTAATTCTGAATATTTATCAATCCAATGTTTTTTATTACTTTGTTCTCTTTTAACTTCATTTCTTAAAAAACCAATTTGACTATCTAAGTTTAATATAGTTTTTAAATTTTTTTGTTTATCAGATTCTATATCAGATTTTAGATTTTTAAATGCTCCATGTTTACTGGCTTCACTCCATAATTTTGCTTCTTCTTTTACTGCTTTTATGATATTTTCTTTTTGTTTTTTTGTATATTCCATTTTATTTATTCCTTTTCCATTATTCGATTAATATAACTTTCAATCATTTCAGTAAAATCGTAATATTTATCAAGCACTGTTACTGCAAAATCTGAACTATCACATTCATCTTCAACATCTCTTACAATATCTTCAGATACTTCATCACAAGTTATATTCCTTAAATCAGCTATTTTCTCTTCAAGTTTAGAAGATAATTCATAAACTTCATTTAATTCATTTAGTAGTTCTTTTTTTGTTAGTTCTAGCATTTTGTTTATTCCTTTTAATGTTAATATTACTAATACTCTATCAGAAATAAATATTATTACACATTTTAATATATAATATTGATTTTATTAAATATTCATAGAATGAATAATAATCAATATAGGTTGTTAGATAGTTTTATTAAAGGAATATAGGCAATATTAAAATAGATAAGAACAATCAAAAGAAAAAGAAAAGACTTGTTGAGATTGATAATCATTATCAACTAAGGTTGTTGCAAAAATACAACAAGTGATATTGATAATCATTATCATTTAAAAAAAGGATTGTTATTAATTTAAAATAATCTAATAACCATTATCAAGGACAGGGTACAAAAAAAACAGGGGGTGCATGTGTGTAGAATAAAAAGGGTACCCCCAAAAAATTATGAACAAATCATATTTGGTGTCAAAATATTGACGTGGGGAGTCCCAGTAAAACTATTTTGGGGTTTGTCATGAACTTGTATAGAACATATATAGACTCAGGACTGAGTTAAAAAGATTGACTAGGGGTATGCTTTAACCCCCTATAGTTAGAATAGATTATATCATACTTTTTTCATTTTGTCAACCCCTAATAAAAACTTTTTTTATTTTATCTTTTAATGTATAATACTTATTATGGAATATAAAGGTAATTTACTTTACCAACATCTAAATGATGAAGAACTTAAACTTCTCATTAAACAAACTGCAGAGACTCGTAAGCATAGAGCAGCAGGTTCAGACTTGGTAGAGATGAAAAGGGAATATTATCGCAGAGTATTAGAAGCTAACATAAAAAGGATTAAGTATATGAAAAAAATCTCCAAAGAAGAAAAATATAAAATGCTTGATAAGGCACAAAAGAAGTACAATAGCTTTGCAACAAACAAACTGCCAGGTGGACTGTCACCTATGCAGGAGAAGTTTTGTATGGAGTTCTTATCCACTGGTGATACATTAACGGCATATCGTGCAGCAGGTTATAAAGATTTACACAGTGACGCAAAGACTCGTGCAGCAGCTAATGAGTTATTAAAAAAGGAACGTATAGGAGCACGTATTGATGACTTACGACAAGAAGCAGTTAAGCATATGGCACTGGATGCCAATGAAGTTCTTAAAAAGTTTATAGAAGTCTATAATCAAGGTATGGCAGAAAATGATTTAACCAATGCTAACAGAGCCATGGAGTTTATAGGTAAACATATGGGCATGTTAATTGAACGTAAAGAAATCAAACAGGACATAACAAACAAGTCTCCTGAAGAACTTGAACGTGAGATTAAACATTATGAGAATGTTGTCAAATTGGAAAATGTCAATAAAAATAATTAGGGGAAATACATATTGGTTTATACCTTCAAACTTTGAACGAAGAGTAAAACCAAAAGAATATAAATCACCTGTTGTTTCATGGACAAGTAAAATATCAAATGCTACAAGTAAATGAAAACTTAATTAAACTTAGAGAACTGTATTTCCAAAGAGCAATACAACAATCTAAAGATAGCTTTCTACATTTCATAGCTATGTTTGCACCTACCCTTGTACCTGATTGGATAATGGGTAGACACATACATGTGATAGCTGACAGATTACAAAAGGTTGAGAGTGGAGAAATAAAAAGACTGATGGTGTTTCTTCCTCCACGTTCTTCCAAGTCAGTAATTTGTTCAAAGTTATTTCCTGCATGGTACATAGGTAAGCATCCACAAAGTGAGATACTGACTGTCTCACACTCAGACCAATTGGCTTCAGACTTTGGTAGAAGTGTGCGAGACTTGGTTAATTATGATTTGTTCAACACTGTCTTTCCAACTGTTACTTTACGTAGTGACGTAAGGGCAGCAGGTAAATGGAAAACAAATCAAGGTGGTACATATTACGCAGCAGGTGTTAGAAGTCAGATTGCAGGTCGTGGTGCACATATTGCCATACTAGATGACGTAATGTCTGAAGAGGACTCCTTCAGTGAAACTGGTAGACGATATGTAAAGGAATGGTACCCTTCAGGTTTACGAACTCGTATCATGCCTAATGGTTCAATTGTCATTATTAATACACGTTATCATGAGGACGATTTATGTGGGTGGTTACTACGACAAGAATCACAAGTTGAATTACAGAACAAATGGGAAGTAATAAAGATACCTGCCTGGGTAGACGAATCGTCAAGTAAGTTATTGGGTCTCCCAGAAGGCTCTTCATATTTTCCTGAGTGGAAGCCTACTTCAATATTGAAAAATGATGAAGAGGAAATAAAGGCAAGTAATGGTTCACGTTATTGGGAATCATTATATATGCAAAACCCTGTCCCTGATGAGGGAGGTTTGATTAAAAAGAAATGGGTTAAATGGTGGGACTATGAAGAACCACCTGCATGTAGTTATATCATTCAAACATATGACACTGCCTTTTCCACCAAAACAACTGCTGACTATAGTGTCATTCAAACGTGGGGTATCTTTGAGGAAATGGAAGTAGATTCACGTGGAACTGAGAACTGGGTGTCAAAACTTATACTACTAGGTAATGAACGTGGTAGGTTTGACTATCCCACTCTAAGGGCAAAGGCACAAGAACTGTATGAGTTTCATCAGCCAGATGTGTGCATAATTGAGAAAAAGGCAAGTGGTCAATCTCTGATACAGGACATGCGAAGAGCAGGACTACCTGTGTTGGACTATATCCCTGATAGGGACAAGACTGCCAGAGTGTACGCAGCAACACCAATGATGGAAGCAGGTAGAGTGATACTACCAAAAGGACACGACTGGAGTGATTCATTGTACAGTGAGATGATTACATTTCCTAATGCACGACATGATGACCAAGTAGACGCAATGACTATGGCAATACACTATATGAAAGAATCTTGGAACTTAGTTCATCCAGATGACCCTGACTATGAAGAAGGTTATGAAAGAAAAAAAAGGGTTGCATACTGGAAGTTTTAAGTATATAATATAAAATTAATAACTGTGAAAGAAAATTATGTTACCTAGAGGATTATTTAATTTATTAAAATTACAATCAGCTAAAGCTATTCCTACGACTAGAGGGATAACTACTACTCCTGTTAAAGAAGGTTTAGAATCTGTAGCTGAAAAAATTAATGTTTTTCCAGTTCCTCAAAGAATGTTAGATAGAACAAGTAAAGATTTTAAACCTTTTTTAAAAGATGTAGAATATGAAAAAGGAGGAAAATATTTAAACCCTGTAACAAAAGAATCTTTAACTAATAAAAATTTAAAAGATGCAACTATATCTATTAGCGAAGATGGAAAACCAAAT